CAAGTATATAAAGCATATAGGTCTGAATATATGGTTTATTATTATTTGCTTATGTTTGTTGCCGTTAGTATGTATCCATTGGGCATTTATTACTATAAAAAAAGACTTTTTTGGCATTCTACTTATGTACATTGCGCGTTGCATATAATTTCTAATATTGCTAACATAGTTTTATATTCTGGGCGAATTGCGGTTTAAATGAGAATAAAAACGCTCTAGTATAATTCCTTTTTATTTTTTCGGCTTTTATTTTTGTAAGGATTCAAAACTTGAGATTTATAAAGAAAGCAAATTATTATAATATTATAATGTATTATTATAATAATGCTAGATTTGTTTAATGAAATTACATATACGCAAGCTGATATGGTTAAATCGTTTGCAGTGTTTTTAATGATAATTTTTGGAGCACAAATAGGGGATAGTTTAATAAATTGTGAACAGTTAATATTTTTAAAAAACAGTAAATGGTTTAACTTGATTTCCTCCTTTTTTTTATTTTATTTTTTAGTTACTATTTTTTCAAACACTGGTAATTTTGAAGACATATCTCCTATTGTAAAAATTATGTATTCTATAATATATTTTTTAGTTTTTCTAATGGTCATGCGTTTAGATATGAGAATCTCATTTTTTGTATTTTTATTAATATTCACTATTTATTTTATTGAATTGAATAAAGATTATTATTTAGACCAAAAAAATAAAAACAACACTAACAATTTTTTAATCTCTATTGATTGGCCATTTAAACTACAGTTAATACCAATAAACCACGATTTTTTGTCCGTGTTAAATAAAATAGAACAAATGCTATATTATATTATACTGTTATTATTGGTTTTAGGATTTATATCATATGGAGGTGAAATAAGAGATACTGTAAAATCATCTCGGCTTACATGGGTTGATGTTGTCACTGATACCAAATTTTGTAAAATTAAGGATAGAAAGGGATTTTGGCATTATTTTAAAATGGGGCTAGGATTAAAAATATAATTAAAAGAACAGTCCCTTGCGTTTTATTGTTTTATTTTTTCTTTTCTTCTTTTTATTGCTTATTGTTTTTCCATTTTTGCTATTGCTATTGCTATTACTATTACTATTGCTATTGCTATTGTCTTGATTCTTTCCATCTAATGGTCTGTAACGTAAAAACCATTCTTCATACTCAGGATCATTTTTCTTACCTTTTAATTCTGTGAATTTTTCCGCCTTTTCAGCTCTCATTTCTTCCACTGTTTCTTGATGACCCAAACAGTTAATACTAAAACGCTTTAATAACCCTTTCTGTGCTAATCTATTTTTTTCTTGTACCTCAAATAAATAATTCGCCATACATAATATACGGTCCTTATCATAATATGGTCTATTAGAAAATAAAAACGCTAACCAAAAGCTAAGCATTGTATCAATCGTTGCGATCTTAACATCGTACCCTCCCTCTTTAACAATATTGTAACTGTGACACGCCAATGGTTGATATATAAAAGCAATAGTGTCATTTCCAACACTTATTTCATAGTGAGGAGCTATAATTTCACCAACTCCTGGTCTTTTAATTATCTTAACATTTTTTACATCAATATCTCCTAATCTTTCTTTAACAATTTGCGCAGTAAGAATCGGCTCTTCTGAGAGAACATCAAAATCGGGTATTTTTTGTAGTCTGTGTTGTAAATTTTTTGGCATATAATGCGAATACATTGATAATGCATATCCACCAAAAAATACAACTCCTTGGTCAATTAGAGTATGTTGAACATTATCGTAAATTATATCTGACTGTTTTTCTTCTGACATTTGTCTTTGAAAATCAATTGTAGCACATTGTTTTCCTATAAGAGGATAATGTTTATTCAAAAGAGTTAAACGTTTTAAAACTTTTTCCCATCTTGACACATCGCCGTCTGGACGTGATAATTCTAAATACATTCCCATACGAAGTAGATTAGGCGGAGAATGTAGTATTCCAGCTATCTTAATTGCCTCATCTTTTATTGCCTTAAACAACTCTTTAGGTATTTGAGTAATGTCTGCCACGGGAATAAAATTAACATATACTTTATATGTTCCATGATGTTGACCTGATTTGGCTTCAACCTCTTGAAACCCTTTTTCAATATAAATATCAACAAGTTCTTTAGCATCCTTCAAAGCATTTGGGCTGTAAAAATCATAATCAGGTATTTCAATATTTTTGTCATAGAATTGGTCTTGTTTTGGTAGAACTGAGTTAATCGAAATCCCTCCGTAACACACTAAATGTTTTTTTCTTAAAAAATTTTCCAAAATTCCTATTATATGTTTAACTTCTGGAGAATTCGCAACTTGTCTGCTTTGTTTTTCATCTGCGTTGTCAACAGCAGTTCTTAATATAGCTAATTCACAATCTTCAAATGTCATCTTTTTGTCGCAAATGTCTTTCATATAATAATTATATAAAATATATCATATGAATGTGAATAAACTATGTATATAATCCTAAACTTCAAATTTATAAAAATCTGATTGAACCGTTCTTGTGGCATATGACAATTCAGGGTTTTGTGGCGGGGGTAAATCAATAGTAACTGGAATATAGCGTAAATTCTCTGGTTTTAAAACAAAGGCATATCCACTTTCATCAAAAAATATATTATTTTCTTCAATATTTGTATCTATCAATGGATATCTCATTCCTAAAAGTTGACAACCCATTTCTCTCATAATTATAGAACTAGGATTATCAGGGTTAGACCCTTTATCAGGCATACCAATTGTCATGTTTTGTTTGTTAAAATCAATTAGTTCATTCATGTCTGGTGTATATTTAATGTCATAATAATGTAATGCCCGCATAAAAACAGAATTACTTGTCATATTTACATATTCATAAAATTCAGGACATTCTAAGAATGATGTATTGCTCCTATCTACAATTAAAACAATTTTCCCCATTATATCTTTTAATTTCACGTTCCCCATATTAGTTCCATGGCATTCGTAACTATAAGAATCATCCAACATTAATGTATTAAAGTTTTTAAATATTTCGGCAAAGTTCTTATACATTTCTTGGTTTGTACTTTTAATTCGAAGATGAATTATTATGGGATCTAATGGATTAGGAGAAGTAGAACTGGCAAATGCATAATCACGAATAATGGCCATAATATCAGCAAAATTAATATAATTAAACGTCTCTTTAATGTAATAACTGTCGCTTGTAGACGTAGCAACAACAGGTTTGTCGTCTATAGAAAATATTTCAAAATCGAGTCCTCTGACTCCTTGTTTCAATATATCTTTCAATATACAAGTATCAACATAATCGTTTTTATAATTTCCACCACTACAACAATTATATGCGGATTTAATATAATAGTCCTTAAATGTATAACCAAAATCTGCTAACCCACTATCGACTGACCGTATTTTTGTATTTACTTCTCCATAAATAGTATCCATAGCAGTACATTCGCGTTTTCTTAAAAAACTATAATAAAAATAATATGCAATTGCTATTAATATAATTAATAATGTAACAACTACAATTAGCAATATAAGGGTTGATTCTTTCATTTCTTTTACTGATTTAAAGGCATTATTAATTGTTTCATTCACAATTTGTCCTGCGTTTTTTGTAGGTTCTTCCATAATACTATTATAATACTATAATAAATAATAATAAATTATTGTATTAAGAATTTATCCTAAATTTTGTTTTGTTTTTGTTTTATTCTGCTTTTAAACTATATATACGAATAAAGAATTAAATATATTGTTATAATATAAAAAAACATGCCCGGAGGTTTAATGAATCTTGTTAGTTTGGGACAACAAAATATTGTTCTAAATGGCAACCCTAGTAAATCTTTTTTTAAATCAACATATCATCAATATACTAATTTTGGTCTTCAAAAGTTCCGTGTTGATTATGAAGGATCCAAAACATTGCGTCTTTCAGAAGAATCTACATTTACATTTAAAATACCCCGTTATGCCGATTTACTGATGGACTGTTATCTATCAGTTGCAATGCCTAATATTTGGAGTCCAATTCTTCCCCCACAACAAGTAACAGATGAAACCACAGCACAAGGTTTAGGTAATATCGAACAATGGGCACCATATGAATTCAAATGGATTGAAAATCTTGGCGCAAAAATGATAGCGAAAATATCTATTACTTGTGGTAATTATACATTGCAAGAATACTCTGGTGATTATTTGTTAGCATCTGTTCAAAGGGATTTTAGTGATACCAAAAAAGCTTTATTTGACAAGATGATCGGTAATATACCTGATTTAAACAACCCAGCAAATTCTAACTCACGTATTAACTCATATCCGAATGCTTATTATACAGGTGATCTCGTTGGTCCAGAACCATCCATTAGAGGGAGAAATTTATATATTCCTTTAAACAATTGGTTTGGACTGAAATCTCAAATGGCATTTCCATTAACTTCATTACAATACAACGAGTTACATATAAATGTTACATTTAGACCGATTAATCAACTGTTTGTTATTCGTGACGTGTTTGATGCAACCAATAATTATCCATATATTGCCCCTAATTTTAATTCTTGGTATATGCAGTTTTATCGTTTCGTACAACCACCGCCAGATGTATGTGTTGGTATTACTTCCTATGCGGACCAAAGAGGTTTGTGGAATTCAGATATACATTTAAATTGTACTTATTGTTTTTTATCCAATGAAGAAGAACGTTTATTTGCTTTACAGGAACAAAAATATTTGATTAAACAAGTTCATGAAAATATATATCCGAATGTAACTGGTCCTAATAGAGTAACATTGGATTCATTAGGAATGGTATCGAATTGGCTCTTTTATTTCCAAAGAAGTGACTCTAATTTAAGAAACGAATGGTCAAACTATACAAATTGGCCATATAATTATTTACCTATAAATGTTATTCAAGCGCCAACATCCGGAAGCTATACTATTTATCGTTCTCAAGGTGGTAATTTAATCCCCGTTCTCATTGGTCCTGGTGTTAACCCAGATGGTAACTTAACCGGTTTATTAATTAGTCCGATATATAATCCTCAAAATGATAAAAATATTTTAGTGGCTATGGGTATTTTATTAGATGGTGCGTACAGAGAAAATATACAGTCGGCTGGTATATTTGATTATGTAGAAAAATATACACGGACTACTGGAAACGCACCTGATGGATTATATTGTTATAATTATAGTATCCATTCAAATAATGCCGATTTACAACCTTCTGGCGCAATAAATATGAGCAGATTTAATCAAATTGAATTGGAATTTACAACCATTATACCACCATTAGACCCATTAGCACAAAGCTTGACTATTTGTGACCCTGAAACAGGCAATATCATCGGTATAAACAAACCAACTTGGCGAATTTATGATTATAATTTTGACTTACACTTATTTGAAGAACGCATTAATGTTGTTAACTTTATTGGAGGAAATGTCGGATTAATGTATGCTACCTAAAAATAAAAATATTAGGACAATGACGAATTCGCCGCTGGTGCGATTGTATTATAAAATTGACCAGTAGCTGTTATTGTAGTTGGATAACTCGATTTATAATAAGGCATTTTACCGATAGTGTTATCAATTAATACTTGATTATACTTATCACGCACATCTTGCTTTTTATTGTATAGTTCCAATCCTTTATTAAATGATTTTGTCCATAAATCTACACCTTGATAAACTGTTTTAATTTGGGCGTCTTTTGAACCCGGATAAACCTCTTCAAAATTAGCAACATGATTATTATACCCGGTTGTTAATGGACTATATTGTAAACCCATGTTCTGACCTAATTTTCCAGTAGCATCGTATGGTTCAACTGTCATATTGGCAAAATCATTGTTATTTGTTGGATTACAACCTTGACAATCTACGTCAGAAGTACATTGTTCTCTAGTTATAGCACACTGGGATTTTGGACCACAAAAATTTTTACAACTGACTGGATTATTTATGGGAAGGTCAACTGTATGACTATATAATGGTGAATTTTCATCATTATAATTTATCCTAGAATCATTTGGATAAGGTATTATACTGTATGAATATCTTTCAAAGTCAGTTAAGCCTTCTTTTATTGTTGTTTTCCAAAAATACATTATTATAATTAACATAATTATACAACATAATGTATATAATAATAATTTATACTTCATAATAGTATATAACAATATTATATTTTTATTTTTTATGACTTTGTAAAAGAAATATATTTTTATTCTTAGAATTTAATATATATTTATTATATCTAATGTCCACTACAACAGAAACTAATAATGATAATGCGATTGACGAAAAAAAAGGAAACACTGAATCAAAATTACCCGATTTTAAAGGGTTTATAAAGAACTATATATCTAGTATCATAATTACAATAGGGTTGTCTACTTTTTTAATAGGAGGGCTTGGGTTATATACTGCTAAAGTGGCTCAATCCAATATTTTACCGGATAATATAGAATTGGAACCATATACCGGCTTTTCTAGGATCGTTGAAGAAATTCCAATTGACATAAATATTATACGACAAGGTATATTTGCTGACAATAAAAATAGTATTTCACAAAAGGCTATTTTTAATTCCAAAGAGTATTTAGATAGTTTTAATGGCAGTTTTTTATGTACACTAAAAAAATACGCAAAACCCGAAGGATTATTTTCAAATGGACCGTTATTTTTTTCAAAAGTATATGATTCTATAATATCTGCCAATTTTTATGCAATAAACAGTATATTTTTTAAGTTAAATTATCTACCTGAACCAGTTATTATGATTTTATACGGGTTATTTGGAATACTTATTTTTATGGTTATGTATTTCTTCAATTACTGTTTAACGGTTTTTTATTATTTTGTGCATATACAAGAATTATTTAGAAATGAATCAGAAGAAAAGGGGAAACAGGGTTTCTGGGAAGAAACCAAAAATATATCGTTTTTTAGCACGAAATTACTGTTATTTTTCTTTTGGGCTATAATCTGTTTTATTTTATTACTAATTATGCCAATGATTACAACAATTTATG